AGTTAAAAGTAAAGAATTAAGAAAACAATTAGAGAAAAAAGGTTACCGATTAACGCACGGATATACAGTTGCGAAAAGAAAAAGCATTGGTGATTTACCTACTTATCGTGATAAAGATGCGGCAAGAGAAATTGAATTATTTGCTGATAATGATAGCCAGTTGTATTATCAATATCGCCGGCCTATATTAATCAACCTTTCAAAAAAATACAAGAAAGGTACTTTTGATGTAGATAAAGCGGCAAAATTATGGCGATATTTTATTGATGCCGCATTGAAAAAATATAACAAGGAATTTGGTAGCCGTGGTGATAAATGGTATGATTTGTTAGATACTAATGATAGAAATTTATTGGCCACTGAATATGCAATGAGAACAAAACAAGAATTTGATTTAGGTAATTTACCTGAATAATGTATAAAATATTGCCATACACCAAAAGAAAAGCCAGGCAATTAAATGTAATTGTTCGGCCCAGTACCAGGAAAGGCAAAAAATTGGATGTGTTTGATAAAAATGGAAATTATTTGACAAGTGTTGGTGCCAGGGGGTATTTAGATTATCCGAATTATTTAAAATTATTCGGTTCTCAAATAGCCAACAAACGGCGAAGGTTGTATAAAATAAGACATGCGAAAGATAGGATTGTGAGAAATTCGCCTGGATGGTTCGCCAATAACTTGTTGTGGTAAATGGATGTATTAACTTGAAATAAAAAAACAGATGGCAAGAAAAAGAAAGAGTGCGCGCCGCCGTAGAAGTGGCCGCCGAATGGGTGCGGTAGGAAAAGCAAATATTACCGCGGCCCTTGGAATTATCGCCGGTGCCGTAATTGGCAAGAAAGTGGCGGCAATGTTACCAGTTGGTGATGACCGTATTAAAAATGCGGCGGTTACTGCAATTGGTTTCGTATTCCCCACAATCGTTAAAGGTGACATTGGAAAAGCATTGGGCAATGGAATGATTGCCGCCGGTGGTGCCGGATTAATTGGCAACCTGGTTCCGGCACTTGGTGCAACGGACACAATGGAATTTCCGGTTACCGTTGGTGAAATTCCCGATGGCATTTCAGTTATTTCCGGTGATAACGATGTTATGGCCGGTGATGATTTGAGTGTATTGGCCGGAATGGATGAAGATGGTGAGGACTATTAATTGCATACCACTTGCATTCACCTTTATTTTAAAAAAAGCCGGGGACAGGGCAACGAACTGAACAACAAAAAACATGGCATCAACAGTAGGTAGCCGCCTGGCCTTTGAAAAGGCCAAAGAGGGCATTCAGCGCGCCGGCTTTTCATTAGGTCAAGCCGTACTTTCACAAAGTTATTTGCGCCTGGAAGTATCCCTTTCAACAAGCATCACGAATTATCAATTTCCAGTGTTGGTTAACGATGTTAGCGCAAGTGCAACCGCCGCGACTAACCTGGAACAAAGATTGAATTTGCAAGATGCATTCTATGTTTCGCAAATTGGACTTTTCTTCGGTGTTCCAAGTTCAAGCACCGCAACAAATTTCCAGTTGTGTACTTATCCAAACACAACCGTATTCAGCGCATCAAATACCGCGACCAGTTTATTCAACTGGTATAACAGTTCACTTTCTTTGACTGTTAACAACCGCCAAATTGTTCCTGCTTACGATTTGTACCGCCATTATTCAGTGCCACAAACACAAACCGCCGCAAATGCGATGTATTCCACTTCGGGTATTTCTTTGCGCGACCAACAAGATGGTGGAACAAGTGGATTTTATCCAATTGAACCAGGTTGGGTTTTAGTAGGTTCCAAACAAAATACATTGCAAGTTCAACTTGCAAGCGCAATGGCCGCCGTTGAAACAAACAGCCGTGCCATCCTAATTTTGAGAGGTCACCTTGCCCAAAATGTAACACCAGTTCGTTAATACTGGTAAAAAAACAAAGGGCCGGTTACGGCCGGCCCTTATTTTTAAAAAAGTAAATTTTATTAAAATGGCATTTAAAGCCGCTAAATACGAACTGGTTGAATTACTGGTTCCCGGTGTAGCAAGTACCGGACAAACTGGAACACAATGGAGTTTTCCGGACTTACCAAAACTTCGTTACACTTCACTCCTTGCAATGGAAACTTTTGGTGTTGATACTGTTACAAATAGTCCAAACAATGTTGCCACACCTACCGCCGCAATTTTGCAAAAAAGTTATTTGGTACTGTATGCCAATGAAAGGCAAGATTTGTACCGTATTCCTTTGATTAGTTTAGTTCGTACACAAGCAACAACCGGTGCAAGTACACCATTTGTGCGCGCTTTGTATGAATTTCAAGGTCAAAAGGTAACCTGGGATAAGTCATTTGTTACAATAGCAAATGCACCGGCAAACACTGCAAATTTTTCATTCATTTTTGGTGTTTACTATATTTAATTAATCAACATGGCCGCCGTACCTACTTTGAGAAGTATTAATCAAGTGATGAACTGGTATAATGACCAGGAACAAGCCGCATGGGAACTTTGCCGATTTCAACCGGCATTAAAGTACCGGCAAGGCATGTATCATGGAAAAAGTAAGGAAGAAGGGGCCGAAAGATTGGCCGTTGCTTTGAATTTCATTCCGCAAGATGACTTTGAAAATTATCATTTAACTGTTGGTAACATAAAAGGTACCAAAGAAAAAAGTTGGAAGATACCGTTGGAATGTATTTTGTGGCTAATGAAAAGCCGGCGCACATGATGGGCATGATGCCGGGCCAATATGTTGGAAGAAATGACCGTGACACCGAAATATTGAATGAATTAAGGGCCATCCGTGCCGAAAGGTTAGCCGAATTGGAAGATGAAGAAGAAGAAGAAGAAGAAAAGGCAACACCATCAAGCATTTTGGCCGGTATGTTACAACAACCACAAGTGCAACAAATGTTAATTGGAATTTTGGGAAATTTAGCCGGAAACTTTATGAAACCAAGAGTGCAACACATAAGCGGAACACATACCGCCGAAGATTTGCAAAAAGTTATTGAAACATTGTTTTCAAAAGGTGTTACACCGGATGACCTGGCAAAACTTGCTGAAATGCCCGAAAGTCAAATTTCATTTTTATTGTCAATGCTTCGTAAATAATGGCAAAAGGAATTAAAATATCAACAACCGATGTTTTATTAATTGGTGGCGGCTTACTGGCATTCACGGCCATTAAGCGGTTATTAATTGCCGGTGGTATTGCCGCCGGGCCAGGCACCAAAAGTGCAAGCCAAGAAATTACAAACCCAATTAGTTATTGGAAACCGGCTTATTACAAAAAATATGGCGGTTTACTAATTACAAGGGCCTTTGCTGAAAATTATGCCAAGCGCATCCATGATGCATTTGGTTTATTTCAGGATGATTTCAACACAATCGTTGGAGTTTTTTCGCAACTTAAAGCAAAGACACAAATAAGTTTTTTGGCCGATGTTTTTCAACAACGATACGGCGAAGATTTATTGACATTTTTAACAAATGGTGGCGGTATATTACCCTGGGATGGATTAAGTGATAAGCAATTGGAAATACTAATTGCATACACAAACAAATTAAAAAACAAGTGATGAAAAAGAATTTTTTACCAATTTTATTAATTGGTGGTGCCTTGGCCTTTATGTATTTCCGCCGCCGGCCGCGTGTAACTGTAACGGCTGATATGCCTATAAAACAAACGGCCGAGGAATTTGAAGGTGAATTTGCTGAAACAGTAAAGCCAGGGCCGACATTACTGGATAAAGCAACTGATGTTGTAAAAAATATATTTGGTAAGGATGCCAGGCAAAAAGCGGCCAAGCAAGCACAAAGAACGGCCGTAAAAAGGGCCGCGCAAAAAGGAATTACCAAAAAGAAAGCAAAGGCCGTAACAAAAGAACTTGCAACATTTAAATTCCCCAAAATTGGCGGTGATGAAGTGTTTTTTTAAAAATATATTATGAAAAGAAATTGGATTTATATTGCCGCCGGTGTTTACCTTGTTTGGTATTTAATGCGCAAGAAAAAACCGGCCCGAATGCACCAAGTGTGCAAAATGCATCCAGTACGGCCAGGCAAATGGTTGCTGATGTAGTTGACCAAACCACATTTTTACCCGATACAACAACCGATGCGGATAGATACGCAAAGGATAAAAGTAAATGTTTATGAATTGTCAAAAATACATTACTGAAACAAAAATATTTTCCAGTAGTTCGCAAACTGACACCAATTGTAACAGTGTAATTTTTGTGAACACCGGTACCAGTAATGTTACGATTGATGGTTTTACCCTTACACCAAACCAATCGTGGAATATTACCGGTAATAAAGATGAAGTATTGGTCAAGGTTTATTCATTTAACTTTTCGGGTACTGGTGTTAATCAATTGACCGCATTATTCAAAAGATATATCGGATAATAAATGTTTGTAGATTTTAATATACTTAATCAACTTGGTTCCCCCAGTATTAACAGTAATACATTTGCTAACCGGCCCAGTGCCGGACAAGTGGGCCGGCTCTTTGTTAGTACCGATACTTTTGAAATTTATCGTGACACGGGAACCGGTTGGGATTTAATTGGTGGCCCTGGTTCCAGTACCGTTACCGGTAGTGGTGCCGCCGGCCAGGTTACTTATTGGACTGGTTCCAATTCAGTAAGTGGTGAAAATGCTTTGTGGTGGGATGCCGCCAATAATCATTTTGGAATTAATACCAGTACACCAGGTGTGGCACTTGATGTGCATAGCGCGGCCGATGTTGGTGTGCAATTAAACGGTACCGGTGCGACACCAAATATTTATATTGATTTTTTACAAACCGGAACCAGTCAATACCGCTTAGGTTACACCGATGGCGCAATTGATGATAGAAGATTTTCAATATATGATGTTACCGGCGCAAAAGAGGTACTGACAATAGATAAGCAAAGCCGATATGTTGGTATAAACTTTCAATATAGTAGTTTAACTGACCAACCGCAATATATGTTAGATTTAAGCGGTGGCAGTTTTCATACTGATACTGGACAATTTTTGAGAGGTACACCAACGGACTTAACAAGGTCATTTTCCGCGGCTGGTAATGCCAATGATATTGCACTTTGGTTAGAAGAATATACAACCAATGGTGCGGGTACACCTGATATTTTTTGCGGAATGGTAGGGGTACTGTTACAGCAAAAGCTAATATACAAACTGGAGATAGTTTAGGTGGTATCGGGTGGGCAGGATATGTAAATGCAAATTTTAATGATAGTGTTTCACTTTCAACTACTGTTGTTAATATAGATACAACAAACAATCGTGCTGATAGCGATGTTCATATATATCAAACCTACAATTCAGTAAACCAAAATTTAAATTTTCAATTAAATGCAAATGGCGGTAATGCTTATATAAGAGGTAATTTAGGACTTGGAACATTAACACCACAATTTAAAATTGATATTGTTGGAGGTGCAAGATTAGAAAGCGGAAGTACCGGAGGACTTTTGCAATATAATTATGGTGCAAGTTCTTCGTCAAGGTCGTGGAGATTGTGGAATGATGTAAATGCAAATGGAGATTTTAATATAAGTCAAAGTACAACAAGAACAGGAAGCACCTATGATACAAAGTTATATATTGCACCAAATGGTAATGTTTTAATTGGTAGTACAACGGATAACGGCAATAAATTACAAGTTAATGGGACTGGAACATTTACTGGTTTTTTAAATTGTAATGATAGGTTATATTTGAATGGAAATTTAGCTATTTCAAGTTGGATTTCAAACAGTTTAACCGCGTCTTATAGTTCTACTAATAATTATGGTTGGATAAATTCGGCAGGCTCATTAGTTTTAGGCACAAATGGAACTGAACGCGGAAGATTTACCAGTGATGGTGTTTTTTGTGTTGGCCCTACGACTGGTTTTGTTGGTGGCCCAAGAGTTTATTTTCTTAAAACAACGGCAAGTGAAGAAATATTTAGAATTGACGGAAGTGGTGGCGCTGGGTGTTTTATAGTTTCAAATTCAGCAACAAATGGAGAACCAGTAACAACAATAGGAAATAATTTAGGATTAAATGGCTCAAGTTTTGGTGGTGGTACTAAAGTTATGTTTATTGGAAATGCAAATACAGTACCATCAAGCAATCCAACTGGTGGCGGTGTTTTATATGTAGAAGGTGGCGCACTAAAATATCGCGGTAGTAGTGGAACTATTACAACAATAGCAAACGCATAAATAAAATAAAAAATGGGATATTCAATACAACCAGTTCAAATTTGGACTAACGGACAAGCAAGCGAAGGAAATTTTATTGACGCGTCAATTGTTAATGATAATTTAAGCGATTATGCGCAATTTTATTGGGTAATTAGTAGCGTTACAACCGATAGCGAGGGCATAGAAACAAAACAAACATTGGCCCAGGGTAATACAACAATTTCCGGCGCGGATTACACGGCATGGGGTGAAAGCCAGGATATTAATTTGGCCGCATACCAATATATTTGCACGCAATTAAATTTAACCTTAATACCTTAATCATGGACAAATTAACGGAACTAAAAGCGCAAGCATACGACTTACTTGCAAATATTGAATGGTTGCAAGCAAAACTTCGTGAATGTAACCAGGCAATTGCCGAAGAAACGAAAAAGAAAAGTGATGGACAACCAGTTGTTGACAATAATAATTAGTGCCATTTTCAGTGCCGGCGCGACTTGGGGTGTACTCAATAATCGTGTAAAGGCATTGGAAAAGCAAATGGAAAAGCATGATGAACATGGTGAACGGCTAACCAGGTTGGAAACCAAGTTGGATATTATTGTTGCTCACTTAATGGATAAAGAATGAAAACACAATTGGTAAGAATTGCCGATGTTGTTTTTTTGGGCCTTTTATGCTATATGCGGCATCCAGGCCAAAACTAAATAAAACACAAAAAGTAATACTTGCAACAATTGGTGTTGGAACGATTGTTTACAATGCAATAAATTATTTAAAATATGAAAATGAAAAAACCGCGTAATTGGAAAACAACCTTTTTTGGTATTGCAACAATTTTTTCGGGTGTTGCATTAATTATCAAGGGGCAATTAGTTGAAGGAATAACCGCCATCACCGCCGGATTGGGATTAGGTGCCGCAAAGGATTTTGACAAAACCGGCATTTAATGAATGCGAAAGGCAAAAAACTATATTATTACACTGGCCATTGTTGGCCTATTACTAATTAGTAGAAAATTGAGTGCAACAAAAATAATTTCGGAATTTGAAGGATTGAGGTTGCGAGCTTACCAGGACACTGGTAATATTTGGACAATTGGTTTCGGAACAACTATAAACCCGGAAACTGGATTGCCAATTAAGAAAGGTGATATAATAACAAAGGAAAAGGCACTTGCCTGGTTGCGTATTAATGTTGCCGGCCTTGAAACTCAAATTAAAAAACTGGTAAAAGTTCCCCTTAATCCAAACCAGTTAACGGCACTCACTTCACTGGCCTACAATATAGGCATTGGCGCATTTTCCAGGTCAACACTACTTCGCCTATTAAATGCCGGAACTGATAAAAACACGGTTGCCGCACAATTCATTCGTTGGAATAAAGTAAAAGGCAAAGAGGTTCCAGGACTTACCAGGCGGCGAAAATTAGAGGCCGAACTCTTTTTATCGTAATTAATTGATTTTTAGAATATTTAAGCATGTTTAACAACATGCTTTTTTTTGCCTTTTTATTTATTTAGTACACTGTACTAAATTTTTTTGTTTGTTATATTAAAAACCCTATAAATTTGAAGTGACAAACGATTATTAACCCAAATTTGGAACCATGCAAAAAGACCTACTTAACCAGGTTGGCCCGTACTTGGCCGAACTGAATGGTAAAATCAACACATTGCAATTCCTGGGCAAAAATTTAAACAGTACCCAGGTAGAATTAATTATCACCTTTTCGGATGGTGATAAAGTTATTATTGACCAAAAATTAATTCCTTTCAATTTACAAATGGAATTGAGGACATTAATTGACGATAGCATTGATGAATACCAAAGAATTGCTAAACATTTAACCGAAGTACACAATGCGTAAAAAATTAGCATTTATCGGCGAATTGCTATTTTTTTCCTTGTAGCAACACCGATTTGTTATTCTCTTTTACTACTTATTGAAATTGCCTTTTTACCACAAACAATTAAAAATCTATTCAAATGCACAAAACTTATGATGTTCCGGCTTTTCCGCCGCAAATAGTTCAAGACAACCTTGGCCGTGTACTGGCACCAATTCCAGGACTTACCAAACGCGAATATTTTGCCATTACTCTTTTGCCTTATTTTTTAGAAAATAAACAAGTATATGCAAAAAATGGAAAGAAACTTAATCCATACCAGGCATGTGTATTTGCGGCTGAATTATTAATTGATGAATTAACCAAAACAAACGAAAATGAAAACAATATTGAAATTGTTGAATAATCCCAAATTTTGGCTTTTTGTGATTGTCTTTTTTATGCTTTGGCTTTCCAGTTACTGGAACTATTAAAATCATGACAAACGAGCAAGAATTAACCGAAATACTTAAAGTTCGGCGGTATAACCCTTTGCATAAACCGAAGGCCGAACAAGTTGTATTGACAATTGCCGGTAAGGTAGTTGGATGCTTAGAAAATTATTGTGTCATAAGCGGATTACCAAAGGCATCAAAGTCAACTTATGCCGCATCAATGATTGCAAGCGCATTGGTTCCGCCATTTCAATCAATTTTTGGAATTAAGATGCAAACACCAAAAGACCGTAACCGAATTGCCTATTTTGATACCGAGAGTTCACAATATGACTTTTATCGGCAAATAGAACGAATTAAAAATTTTGCTGACAAAAGTAATATTCCCGATTACCTGGATGCCTTTTCTTTTCGTGAGGACATGCCCAAGCGCATCCGGGCCATGATTGAACTTTATTTGTCAAACAATGCGGATTGTTCGATTATTATTGTGGATGGCTTATTGGATTTGTGTCTAAATTACAACGATGAAACGGAAACCAGGTTGCTCACAAACTGGTTTAAAAGAATTACAAAACAATATAATATTTTGATGATTGGTGTACTTCACCTGGGCAAAGGTCACGGCGAAACTCTTGGCCATTTAGGTTCCAATACTGACCGGTGGGCGCAAAGTACAATGATTGTGGAACGGAACCGGGAAACCCGGCAATTTATATTAAAACCAAAATATTTGCGAAGTAGTGATGACTTTGAACCAATTGCCATCATGAATTTTGATGGCCAGTGGAACCAGGTACCATTAATTGAAACGGACACAATTGTAATACCAAAAAAAGTAAAAAAATCTTAAACCGGGAACGGGGGAAACCGAACAACAATTATCATGGATAACAAAAAAAACACCGGTTCACTTTACCGGAACAAAAAAGAAAAACCAACTTCACCGGATTACACCGGCAATGTTGAAATTAATGGTAAAAAATTCCGCCTGGCCGGTTGGATTAATAAAAGCAAGGCCGGTAATAATTATTTGCGATTGCTTGCCAGTGAAATGCCGGAACAACCGAGTGACATTGTAAGTGATGTGCAAGAAGTAAAAGAGGCGGCAATAAATAACAACCCGGAAACGGATGATTTGCCATTCTAAAAAAAGTGGGCCAGGAGTAAACTCAACTGGCCCGGACAAACGACTTCGGAACCAACCGCAAGTCACTTGCATTCATTGTAAAAATATAGCAAATGCCCAAAATAATCAAAACCGCAATAGTTTTTTTGGCCCGAAGGGGCCACGGCCAAGGAAATACCGGAATATTACCAACCTGGTTAAATTTGGCCAATTTTGCGCCGATTTAGGCGCATGGTATATTAACTGGTATGATGCAAAAAGTGGCGAATTTGACCGCCGCACATGGCTTAAAAGCGATTTTGAGAAAAAGTAGTATATTTGGTATCTCATAAGCAAGCATAAGTTGGTTTCATTTGAATTTTCGGCCTGGTGTTCTCACCGGGCCTTTTTTATGCCCGGCCGGGATATATGCACCAATCTTTTTATTAAATGAAGGTGAATGCAAGTGAATGTTAATAAAAAACTTGGTAAAAACTTCATTTATTCACAAATTTTTTGTAACTTTGTTTCCGTTGTGCAAGCCCCACAAAGGCATGCACACGGAAACAAAAAATGTGAATGTGAATAATTGTGAGAAAGTGAATTTTGTTATTCGCGAATGTTTTTTGTAATTTAGAACTGACAAACGATAAAGAACAAAAAGCCGCATTCAACTTACGAATGCGAAATATACTGTGGTTAGTAGGTGGTGCCGCCGCCTTATATTTTCTATCACGATTTTCATTTGGCCAAAAGGCAAATTTTGTACTTCGCGGATTGCGACCAGGCGGCACACTTTTTTCACCGGTTATTAATGTTGATTTTGCCGTTCAAAATCCAACCAATCAGCAAGTAACTGTAAAAAGTGTTACTGGTAGTGTTTCCGTAAATGGTGAATATTTGGCCAATGTAAGTGCATTTGGTGACCAGGTTATTCAACCAAATAGTGAAAGCATGTTGCGATTAAGTGCAAGGCCATCCGCAATAGGTGTATTTAATTCAATTCGTGAACTTTTGACAAGTCCGGCCGGCCAAGTAAGTGCATCTTTTACCGGTTCGGCAAATGTTGATGGCCTGGTTATTCCAATAGCCGAAACAAAAGTTATTTGATAATGGATGCAACAACAATAATGGGCCGGTTGGAACCATTTAAAAATAAGCAACAAATGATTGTTGCCGACCAATCAACCGGTGATATTATTGAGGCAATAACCGAGGCGCACAAAATACATGCACCGGAATATAGCCAAATTAGTTCTTTTTTAAGGCACCGACAAAAAGAGAAACGGCCAAGCGCATTTTCAATTTTTTGAAAAAGAATGTGAAATATGTGATTGAACCAGGCAACCGACAAACCGTAAAAAGTCCGGCGGCCATCCTTGCAACCGGACATGGTGATTGCAAGCATTATTCACTTTTTGCCGGTGGTATTTTGCAAAACCTGGGCATTCCATTTGCTTACCGGTTTTCAAGTTATCGTGTATTTGATAAGCAACCGCAACATGTATTTGTTGTAGTTAATCCAGGTACAAGTAATGAAATTTGGATTGACCCCGTATTAAAAGAATTTGACTATAAAAAACCCTACAATTACTCAATAGATAAAAAAAACATGGCATTATATTCAATATCCGGAGTTGGCGCAACCAAGGAACAAAAAGCGCGACTGAAACAAGCCAAGGCCATCAAAAAAGCGGCACCGACAAAGGTTGCAAAAAAGCCGCTAAACAAGAAGTGAAAGCGGCACGCGAGGCGGCCGGCCGAACAGTCAAGCAAACATTGAAAAAGGGTGCAAAGGTTGTTTTAAAAGTAGCCGCCGCACCGGTACGCAATGCATTTTTGGCCCTGGTTGCGCTGAATTTTGGCGGCCTGGCAAATAAATTACAAAAAGGTTGGCAAAAAGCACCGACAAAGATTGAACATTTTTGGGAAGGTGCCGGCGGAAAAATGCAAGCACTTAAAAATGCATTTGACAAAGGAAGTAAGAAAAAAGAATTTTTGGAAATGAAACAATTGGTGCCGCACCGGCCGCCGCAACCGCCGCCGCCGCCGCACCATTACTTGTAAAAGTGGCCGATGTTTTAAAAAGTATTGGAATTGAACCGGCGGAACTGGTACAACTTGGCAAAGATGCATTGAACCAAAAGGCCCAGGAATTAGCAAAAAAGGCACTTGAACCCAAGGCCGCAAAAGAGGCCGAAAATATTGATATTTCCGACCAGGTTTTTGAAGAAACAACACCGGCAACAACAACAACAACCGGCAAACCAAATTTTTTACCCTTAATACTTGGCGGTGCCGCCGTTGTGTATTTTGTAACAAGAAAGTAATATGACTGCAAAACAAAGACAAGCCAGGGCAAAATTTAAGGCCGTTGTAAAAGAAGCGGCAAAACTTCGTAAAAAAATCCGAAGTTAACCCAGGCACAAGCGGTAAAACAAGCATTTGCCATTTCTTATTCAAAACAAAGAAAAGGTGAAAAACTTGGTGCCGTAAAAAAGAAAAGTGCAACAAAGGTAAAAGCGACCAAAAGAAAAGGAACCGAAATGCACACGGACACAAAAAGCCACAATGTGAATATTCGTGTAATTAGTGGTATTA